TAGTGATTATATCTTTTATCTTAATACTGTCGACTAACTAAATCATAACAGTTTTAAAAATTATGTGATTTGATAAATCGTTGTTGAAAGTATTGAAAGCGGAGTTAAAGAAAAAAAGGAGGAAGTTATGGAAAAGGAAGATATAAAAAAGATTTTAGAAGAACATTTACAGATGCTTTCTAAAATCTCAAGTGATGAATCATTAATGATTGAAAATCCAATTTTATTACAGGTAATAAATGACGGGATAAAGACTACTGCATTAGCGCTTTTGTTTTTTGATAAAGTTTGGCATTGATTGTTTTTTAGCGAGATGCTCCATCTCTTTTTGGAGATCGTCTAGCTTACTAATATTATTGATGGTATTTTCCAAATTCAATTCCCCGTTAAAAAATCTCATAGCCAGATCAGAGGTTGCATCATCTGATTTAGAATCCTTTTCTAATTGATGCTGAATCTCTAATTGTTCAATGTTGTGCTTGTGTTCAGATTCTAGTTTATCAATCTCATGTTGATGTTGTAATTTTAGCTGATTAATCTCAGAATCTTTAGAAATTTTAATTTGTATAATTTTTGAATCACAGGTCTTTTTAGTAACAAGATATGTAATGATAGAGGGAATTGTGGCAGATAGTAGCACAGTTAAAATATTTTCAAAATTCATTATTATTTCACCTCACTTTCTATATTGGGATTCGACAAATCAATTATAGCACGTGTGAAGGTGATACATCAAAGGAGGTGAGAAAGATGGAAAAGGTTGAAGCTCTAGGCGTTACGTTTGAAGAGATTAAAGAACGTACGGGACTGAGTAAGGATTTTGTGATTAGTGCAGTTGTTAATGGATCCTTTCCAGGTAGTTACAAAATAACAGAGTGCGGAAAGCGATACATTTATGTTCCGCGAGGCGCATTTGAAGATTACATGACAAAGTGGCATCGGGAGCCGAGTGAAAAGCTGATTGATGCGTTGATAATTGCGTACAACAAAAGTACAAAAAAAAGGCACTGCGCCAACAGTACCTAACAAAAATTAACCATCTTCATTATAGAAGATATTTAGGAGGAAGTCAAAGTGGAAGACAAAATTGTTATTACTTTAACAAGAGAAGAATTAGCTATTTTAAATAATGTTTTATATAAAAATATAGAAACATTAAATGACAAAGTGCAAGGACAGCAAGCTAGAATCGAATATTTGGAAAAGAATAAAACTTTTCGTAACAGTGATAAGGTTTTAGATTGTGCTAAAGAACTTTTTGAAGATATTTCAAAGGAGCTTGCACAGTGCGATGAATTATGGAAAAAACTTAGAGGTCTATAAAATGAAATTAAGACCTCGCGGTATCTTAACAATTGTATTAGCTATTTATCTAGCAGCGGAATTATTAACGGGAGTTATAGGGATGCTCTTATGAAAGATAAAACATTTATTAAAATTCTTAGCATACTTTTAGTTCTGTTTATTGTGCTAAGTGCTTACCAGGTATTAGTAATTAGAAATTTAAAGTCCAGTCTCGAGACAGTAACAAAGGATCGGGACTGGGTGATTGAAAAATATAACCAAAAGGAGAAGAAATATGGAAGATAAAATCAAGGAATTAATCGAATCAGCAATGGAATCAGGAGCTGATATAAAAGTAGTAAAGATTAACGGCAACAAAAGCAAATCAATAAAAAAACTATTAGATGAAATTGAAGAAAATATGGATCCGAAAACGCTGATACAGTATGAATTTAAAATCAGTCCTATTGAAAATTCAATCTGCGGAAGTCTTAGGTTTGCCATGCTCAAGTATGTTGAAGATATCAGTACCCTTACAAAAGAAGATATAATTGAAATTTTCAAACCAGTTGAGGATGTATTAAAAGAATGTGGAAAAGAATTTATAGAAAAATTAAATGCAAATAAAAGAGCTCCATCATCTGAAGAAGTAAGAAAAATTATGGATGAACTGTTGGGGGATAACAAAGATGTCAACTAACTTCAACCATAACATGTTCAGTAAGAATCTTAATGACGCTTATTTTGAAATAATCGAACAGAAGCGTGAGGATCTAAATATCCGCTGTCGTGTAGAAACGAATGTAAATGACGAGACTGTAAAAGTTTATGTCATCAAAAAGAATAGGATTATCAAAATCATTACTTTTAAGGGAGGAAACAGAAATGACAATTAAAATTAACAGCCTGGAATTGGAAAATGTAAAACGCATTAAAGCAGTTAAAGTTGAACCAAATCAAAATGGTTTGACAGTTATTGGTGGAAGAAACAACCAGGGCAAGACATCGGTATTAGACAGTATTGCATGGGCACTGGGTGGCAATAAATTTAAGCCGAGTAATGCTGCTAGAGAAGGATCCACAGTTCCACCTAATCTGAATATTACATTAAGCAATGGATTGGTAGTGGAGCGTAAAGGTAAGAACAGCGCATTAAAGATTACTGACCCTAATGGAAACAAGGCAGGTCAGCAGATACTGAATGGATTTATCGAAGAACTGGCTTTGGATCTTCCAAAGTTTATGGAAGCTTCAAATAAGGAGAAAGCTAATATTCTATTAAGAATAATTGGTGTCGGGGAACAGCTTGCAAAGCTGAATTATGAAGAAAGTGAAATCTATAATAATCGATTGGCTATTGGACGAATTGCTGATCAAAAGAAAAAATATGCTAAAGAACAGGTATTTTATTCTGAAGCACCTAAAGATTTAATTTCGCCTCAGGAGCTAATTAATCAGCAACAGGCAATATTAGCAAAGAACGGGGAGAATCAACGCAAGCGTGATAAAGTAACTCAAATTGAATACAGTGTATCGATTTTAACTGAAGAGGTAGCTGCACTACAAAAACAGTTACTAGCTAAGCAAACTGAATTAAACAAAGCGACAAATGATCTAACTATTGCTAAAACGGATGCACTAGATCTTATTGATCAGTCAACTGAAGAACTTGAAAAAAATCTTGCTGAAATTGAAGAAATAAATCGTAAAGTTAGAGCAAATTTAGATAAGGATAAGGCTGAAGAAGACGCGAATAATTACGCTAGTCAGTATAATGAAATGACTGTAAAGATTGAAGAGATTCGCAAACAGCGTATTGATCTGTTAAAAGGTGCTGATCTGCCACTTCCTGGACTAAGTGTTGAAGATAATGAACTTACATATAACGGCAAGAAATGGGATGGAATGAGCGGGAGCGACCAGTTAAGAGTTGCAACTGCTATTGTACGTAAATTAAATCCGGATTGTGGATTTGTATTGATTGATAAGTTAGAACAAATGGATATTGAGACTATGAATGAATTTGGAGCGTGGCTTGAACAGGAAGGGCTGCAGGCAATTGCTACAAGAGTATCTACTGGTGATGAATGCTCGATTGTAATTGAAGATGGATACGTAAAAGGGCAAATGCTTGAAGAAAATCCATCAGTGCTATCGTCAGTAAATGGAGGTATAAAAGAACAAGCTGAGACACCTAAATGGAAAGCGGGTGAGTTTTAATGAATGGATTTGTAATTACAGATGGGGTTATAAACGGTGCTAAGAAAGTAGTTTTCTATGGTCCAGAGGGAATTGGTAAATCAACCTTTGCTTCAAAGTTTCCTGATCCGTTATTTATCGATACCGAAGGATCTACAAAAGAACTTGATGTTAAAAGGCTGCCTAAACCGACATCTTGGCAGATGATTATCCAGGAAGTTCAGTGGATCATTCAGACAAAACCATGTAAGACACTTGTGATTGATACCGCTGACTGGGCTGAAAGACTATGTGTAGAAGCAGTGTGTTCAAGACACGGCAAGAGTGGGGTTGAAGAATTTGGATACGGAAACGGCTATACATACGTCGCAGAAGAATGGGGTAGATTCTTAAATCTTCTCCAGGATGTGATTGATGTGGCTAATATCAATGTTTTATTAACTGCACATGCAGTAATTAGAAAATTTGAACAGCCTAATGAAATGGGAGCTTATGATCGCTATGAGCTGAAACTTGGTAAAAAAACAACAGCACAAACAGCCCCGCTTACAAAAGAATGGGCCGATATAGTCTTATTTGCTAATTATAAAACGTTTAGTGTAGCAGCCGATAAAGAAGGTAAGAAACACAAGGCACAGGGTGGTCAGCGTGTTATGTATACTACTCACCATCCCTGCTGGGATGCAAAAAACAGATTTGGACTGCCTGAAGAAATGCCTTTAGATTATACAGGCATCGCGCATATCTTTAATGGGATAGTACAAAATACTGAAATAAATACTCGATCAATGGAATCAGTACAATCTCAGGCGGTTCAGCCACAAGTTGAATCAAATCAAAATATCAGTAAAAAGATTGATCAGCTAGGAAGCGAACTGGAACCAGTGATTAAAACAGCTGAAGCAAAAGTAATGCCTCAAAGTAATTCTGCTTTACCTAGAGCATTGATAGATCTAATTAATAAGGACTTAGTTACTGAGGATGAATTAAAAAAAGCTGTGGCAAGCAAAGGGTACTATCCTTATGAAACACCAATAGAAAATTATGATTCGAGTTTTATTGACGGTGTGCTTATCGCAGCATGGCCGCAGGTATTTAAAATAATCGATGAGCAGATTAGACAATTTTAGGAGGATATAAGTAATGGATAATAATTATCAACAACAAAACGGTATGGAAAGAGAGCTAGGATGGGATGATACAATTCAGCAGGAGCAGGAGTATATTACACTTCCTGCTGGTGATTATGATTTTAGAGTAGAAAGATTTGAACGGGGAAGATATGAAGGAGGTAAAAAGATTCCACCATGTAATCAGGCAAATCTAACAATTGTAATTGTTGATCCCGCAAGTGGAAGAGATGTAAAGATTCAACACAATCTATTGCTTCATTCTAAGCTGGAAACAATGCTTAGTGAATTTTTTAGAGGAATAGGACAGAAGAAAAAAGATGAACCGCTCAGAATGAACTGGCAAATGGTTCCAGGAGCAACTGGTAGATGCAAAGTTGTTCCTGAGGAGTATAACGGAAATATGTACAACAAAATCAAGAAATTCTATCCAAAAGATGAAGTGCAGCAGTCATTTAATCAAGCACCTCAATATAATCCTGGACAGTTCTAATGCAGTTAAGGCCATATCAGCAGGAGGCACACGATTCAATATTCAATGAGTGGAACAAGGGAGTTCAAAAGACTCTCTTAGTTTTGCCTACCGGCTGTGGAAAAACTATTGTCTTTGCTGAAGTTGCAAAGGACTGTGTTAAGGACGGGGATAGAGTTCTTATAATGGCACATCGTGGAGAATTGCTTGAACAAGCGTCAGATAAGATAGCGAAATCAACAGGATTAGGGTGTGCAATGGAAAAAGCATCAGAAACATGTATTGGGAGCTGGTTTCGAATAGTTGTTGGCTCAGTGCAGACATTGCAGAGACCAAAAAGAATGGAACAGTTCCCCAGAAATTATTTTGACAAAATTATTATAGATGAGGCGCATCACTGTTTAAGTGATGGTTATCAAAGAGTTTTGGAATATTTTAATACAGCCAAGGTCTTAGGTGTAACTGCTACACCGGATCGCGGGGATATGAGAAATCTTGGTAGTTATTTTGAAAGTTTAGCATATCAGTATACTTTGCCTAAAGCAATTAAAGAGGGTTTTTTAGCACCTATAAAGGCGCTTACGTTACCGTTAAAGATGGATTTGTCCGGTGTCGGAGTTCAGGCTGGTGACTTCAAGGTAAGCGATATAGGTACTGCGCTGGATCCGTATCTTCATCAGATTACTGAAGAAATGAAAAAATACTGTATGGATAGGAAAACGGTTGTTTTCCTGCCTCTTGTAAAGACTTCTCAAAAATTTAGAGATATTCTCAACGAAAATGGTTTCAGAGCTGCAGAGGTAAATGGTGACAGTAAAGACCGCAGTGAAATATTGAAAGATTTTGAAAATGATAAATACAACGTTTTATGTAATTCAATGTTGTTAACTGAAGGATGGGACTGCCCGTCAGTCGATTGTATTATCGTACTACGTCCTACAAAGGTACGAAGTTTATATTCGCAAATGGTCGGACGTGGAACTCGTCTGTGCGAGGGCAAGGACCATTTATTATTGCTTGATTTTTTATGGCACACTGAACGTCATGAATTATGTCATCCAGCCAATCTTATCTGTGAAGATGAAGAAGTGGCTAAAACAATGACAAAGAATCTTGAAGACAAAGCGAACGCCTGTCTTCCTGAAGATGTGTTAGAAGCTATCGATATTGAAGATGCAGAAGAGCAGGCTTCAAATGATGTAGTTGCTCAGCGTGAAGAATCGTTAGCAAAACTGCTGAGTGAAATGAAAAAACGTAAAAGAAAACTTGTTGATCCGCTACAGTTTGAAATGAGCATAATGGATCAGGATTTATCAGGATATAAGCCATCATTTGGCTGGGAAATGGCACCAGCAAGTGATAAGCAGATAAAGGCTTTAGAAAAATTCGGTATTTTTCCAGATGAAATTGACAATGCAGGAAAAGCTAATTTGTTACTTGACCGTTTGGATAAGAGACGTCAGGAAGGATTAACTACACCTAAACAAATTAGATTTCTTGAAAGCCGTGGTTTTCAGCACGTGGGAACATGGAGTTTTGATGCTGCAAGCAGTCTGATAAACCGGATTGCAGCAAGCGGATGGAAGATACCCAAAGGAATTGATCCAAAAACATATAAAGGAGAATAGCCGGTGGAATATACAACTGATCTAATTGAAATACTTAATTACATAGATCCGTCACGTTTGGATTACCAGGAGTGGTGTTGTGTAGGTATGGCTTTAAAATACGAAGGCTATTCAGTCAGTGAATGGGATTCATGGAGCCGGAGGGATTCCAAACGTTACCATGATAAAGAGTGCTTAAAAAAGTGGGATACATTCACTGGCTCCGGGGTTACCGGAGGTACGATTGTTCAATATGCAAAAGATCAGGGGTGGACACCGCCAGTAAAAGACGGGGCCGGTCATGAACTTGACTGGGATGATGTTATAAATGCGAAAGATGAAAAGGTAATAGTAGACAGGAACTGGCTTGAGGTCAAGGAGGTTCGGGAACCACGGGGTTGGGACCCATCAGCTGAACTTATTACCTATCTGGAAACCTTATTTGATTCTACTGAAAATGTAGCTTATGTAACAAAGTCATGGTTTAACGAAGAAAAGCAGAAACATCTTCCAACAAAAGGATGCTGTGACAGAACTGCAGGCAAACTCATTGAACTGCTTGCTAAAAGTAACGGTGACGTGGGTGAAGTTATTGGGGATTATAATCCGGAAATCGGTGCATGGATCCGTTTCAATCCAGTTGATGGAAACGGTGTTAAAAATGAAAATGTAACAGATTATAGATATGCCCTAGTTGAAAGCGACTCTATGAGTGTTGATGAGCAAAATGCAATCATTAGAGAATTAGAATTGCCGGTAGCCTGTTTAGTTCATTCTGGCGGTAAATCACTCCATGCGATAGTAAAAATAGAAGCAGCCGATTATAGAGAATATAGAAAACGTGTTGACTATTTATATAACATTTGTAAGAAAAACGGTCTAGAGATAGATACACAAAATCGTAATCCTTCAAGACTGTCAAGGATGCCGGGAGTTGTGAGAAATGGTAAAAAACAGTTTCTTGTAGGAACCAACATAGGCAAGAGTTCATGGGATGAATGGTTTGAATGGATAGAGGGAGTAAATGATGATCTTCCTGATCCTGAATCACTGAGTGAATTTTGGGATAATATGCCTGATCTTGCACCGCCACTGATTGATGGTGTATTAAGGCAGGGACATAAGATGCTTATTGCCGGTCCATCCAAAGCTGGTAAGTCATTTGCCCTTATTGAAATGTGTATAGCAATAGCCGAAGGTACAAAGTGGTTTGATTTCAATTGTGCTCAGGGAAAGATTATGTATGTAAATTTAGAATTGGACAGAGCATCGTGTCTCCATCGTTTTAAAGATGTTTACAATGCTCTGCATATAACGCCTAATAATCTTTCTAATATCGATATTTGGAATCTTAGGGGTAAATCCATTCCTATGGATAAACTAGCTCCTAAACTAATCAGGAGAGCGGCCAAAAAGGATTACATAGCTATTATCATAGATCCAATTTATAAAGTCATAACAGGTGATGAAAACAGCGCTGATCAGATGGCCAACTTCTGTAACCAGTTTGACAAGATATGTAATGAGTTGGGAACTGCAGTTGTATACTGCCATCACCACTCAAAAGGTTCGCAGGGTGGTAAACGTTCAATGGATCGAGCTTCAGGCTCTGGAGTTTTTGCTCGTGATCCTGATGCACTTATGGACCTTATCGAATTGGAACCTGGCGAAAATGTATATAAGCAGTTAAAGAATAATGCAGCATGTCAGTTTTGTATTAGTTATTTGGATAAGAATTATCCTGGATGGCAGGAGGATGTTTCTCAGGACGATATGCTAAGTCAAAGGGAAATGGTTGACTATTGTAAAAAACGTATACCTAAAGGAAAATACGGGGTATTTGACACTATGTTAAATCATGCTCGCGAAGAAGTTGAAAAGATTTCAGCATGGCGAATAGAAGGAACACTTAGAGAGTTCAGTAAATTTAGTCCAGTAAATCTTTGGTTTGATTATCCTGTTCATAAAGTTGATAAAAGTGGCGTGTTGAATGATATTCAGCCTGATGATATGAAGCCGCAGTGGCAAAAGGCAAAGGAAGCAAGAAAGACTCCTGAAGATAAGAAAAAAGAGCGAATGAAGTCATTAGAATTTGCATATGAAGCTTTAAAAATAGAAGGAGAAGTTACTATAAAAGCGTTAGAAGAATACTTCACATTATCAACAAATGCGATAAGAAAACGAGTTGATGAACACCCTGATTTTACCAGAAAAGGTGGAGCAGTATTTAAAAACGAGTAGGGGTCAAAAAACATGAAAAGTGACGGGTGACCCCTAAGGGGTCAGTCAGTCAAATAACATGAAAAGTGACGGGTCAGTAGAGGGGTCAAAAAGTTATTATTTATAATAATAATGAAAAGTGACGGTGACCCCTGGTAGAAACTACTCGTGTATGTCATTGCGTGGTAAGTAGTCGTGCGTAAGCTCAGCACGACGACTCCTAACCCGCTAACAATGACGAGCAGGAAAATGACGGGAGAAAAGTAAAAATGAGAAAAAGAAAAAAAGTTAGTAAAGAATTAGATGTTGCTAGAAATATGCCACCACTTTATCACAAGTTACCTGGCGAAGAATATGACGTGAATAAAAGTGAAGTGGCAAGATGGTTGATACAGCAACCGGACATTTTGAATTATGTCGTAAATAGAATAAAGGCTTCCGGAACAAGTGAACCACTAATCAAATACAATCCTTCAACTGGTAAATGGCAAGGTGTAGATTATGATAATTGAATTTTTTATGCCGATGATACCACCAACTGTTACCGCTCAGGAAAAAGATGTAACAGTTGTTAATGGTAAGCCGGTATTCTATGATCCGCCTGATCTAGTGAAGGCTAAAAATAAGTTGATGGTTAATCTACTGCCTCATAGACCTGAAAAACCATTAGACGGAGCGTTAAGGTTAGTTGTGAAGTGGTGTTTTCCGTTGAACGGTGGAAAACATTACGACGGTGAGTATAAGTATACGAAACCTGATACTGACAATTTAAACAAAGCTTTAAAAGACATCATGGAGAAGTTAGGGTTTTATGTTAATGATGCAAGAGTGGCCAGTGAGACTATCGAAAAGTTTTGGGCTGAAATACCTGGTATATGGATACATTTAGAAAAAATTTAGGGAGGAATTAGTTATGGCAGCAATATGTAAATCATGTCGTAAAAATATAAATAACTTCTGCAAAGTAAGTGGTGAACCAATAAGCAGAACTCGAAGTAAATGTAAGAAGTTTAAAATGGTGTATGAACAAACCCAGCTGTTTTATGCTGTTGGAAGTAGTTGTGATTTAAATCGTGGAGGAAATAAGAAATGAGAAGAATCGTAGTAGAAACAGAAACAGCTAATAAATTTATTGAGGATATAGAAGCATTAGCGGCTAAAAATGATTTAAATATAGAATTAAATATGGACGAGCTGGGGGTATATGTTGGATTTGCATCGCTGCTAAAAGCAGAGATTGCTGACATCGATATGCCGGAAGTTCCAGCTAAATCAAAAGGCAGAGGGGGACGTACAAAAGAGCCAAAGGTAAAGCTTGTAGTTCAGGATTTTAAAGATGCTTTAAAAAAGCTTGATAAAGGGACCCTGGCGCAGAATATTACTGAGGCGATTGATATTACCGGACTTAGCAAATCATTCCTGAACAGGCTTTATTATTGTGAAGGCGAGACAACAATGGTTACTAAAAGTTATCATGAGAAGCTTAAACCATTACTTGAGCCCAACAGTTTGAAACCTGTAAAGCCGACTAGGTTAAATGACAATATGATCATGATTCGTAGAGTGGCTAGGGCGAAGAATACGGATGATCCTTATTTAATCGCTAATACAATTATTGGCTCAATTAATATGCAGAAGCAGACAACATTCAAGAACGTTAGTGATGTAATTGAGTTTATCAAAAAGAATGGTACACGTTAATAAAAGTTAAGATTGTACGTATAGGAGGAAATAGATGGACTACAATGAAAAAGTAGAATATTTAAAATCATACCGTGATAAATGTGACAGGATTGCATTCATAGATAATCAGATGATGGGAATCAAGTCAATTAATTATGGTCCATCATGGGGTGGTCATAAAACAATCAGTCAGTATATGGCGGAGAAGCAGGGATTAATGAATGAGATGGAAGAGATAGAAGATTGTATTAATTTAATTTCTGATCTAAAAGCAAGAACAGTGATTGGTTATAAATATCTTCAATTTAAGACGTATCAGGAAATTGCCGAATTAATGAACTATAGTTATTCTCAAATTCGCAATTATCATAATTTAGGAATAAATCAAATTAATTTATAGAAAGATTGGCAGTAAATAGCACCTATTGCTATTTTATATGTGATATAGTGTATATGTGGTCTTTTGGTTAAGACACACAGATGATTAATTTCTTTTTGGTTGATTCGTGTTTCTTATACTTCCCCTTGATTATACAAATATGAAAAAGCTCATTCTCCCAGAGCTTTTTTTGTCTCCAGATAAAGCGGCATCACCTGGTGCTGATACGCCATTCATTTAATGCCTCCTTTCATTAATATTCGTGGTGTCGCTTTATGTGGAGGGAAAAGTTAAATATTATTGAAATAAAGTTTGCTATATAGTTATATATGTGTTAAGGTGATAAAGTAATAGAAGGTTATAAATTATGATTCACAAAAAGGATTGTATATAGCACTGATGTACGATCTCTGATTTTGTGGATTTTTTATATCAACGCTTCCTTTTGTTAACACAAAAAAAGGAGGTATTCAAATGAATACAGGTAAAGTAAAATGGTTTAATTCTGAAAAAGGTTTTGGTTTCATTACAGTCGATGGTGGTAAGGATATTTTTGTTCATTACTCTTCAATAGCTGGACATGGTTTCAAAGCATTAGAAGAAGGACAAAATGTTAGTTTCGATATTGCTCAAGGCGATAGAGGAGAACAAGCATCTAACGTAACAATTTTATAATTAAAAGGCACTCGCGCAGTGCCTTTTATTATGGCAGGATATAGCAAGTAGCAGCTTACCAGGGTCCTTTCCTGGAGTTGGTGGTGCAATTCCACCTCCTGCAACCAGTTTAATATTATCAGCGGACAATAGTTCGCTTTTTTTGATTATAGAAAGTGAGGTGTCGTTTATGACCGAAAAACAAAAGATATTTGCAGATGAATATTTGATTGATCTAAACGGCACCAGAGCATATAAAGCTGCTTATCCTAATATCAAAAGCGATAATGCTGCTGCAGTTAGAGCAAATAAACTTTTGAAGAAAAAAGAAATCTGGGATTATATTCAGCAGCGTCTGGATGAAATCGCCAGTAAACGTGTTGCTAAACAACAGGAAGTCATGGAATATCTAACTTCAGTAATGCGTGGTGCATCAACTTCGAGTGTACTGGCCATGTGCGGTGACGGCATGCAGGAGGTTATTGAGAAACCGCCTGATGAAAAGGAAAGTCTAAGGGCTGCTGAACTATTAGGGAGACGTTATGGAATGTGGACTGAAAAGGTTGATGTTACTTCCAATGGCAAAACGATGATAGTTGATGATATAGATGGCTAAAAAAGTTAGTTTGAAGTCAATAATTGGTCCTGCGTTTTGGGATGTGCATAAACTGATTAAGGAGTGCGAATATACCCATTACTGGTTAAAAGGTGGTCGAGGGTCTCTTAAATCATCATTTATAGGAATTGAAATTCCTTTAGGCATTATGAGAGATGCACAAAATGGCCTAATGTCTAATGCAGTTGTTATTAGAAGGGTAAAGGATACTTTGAGAGGTTCAGTATATGAACAGATCAAATGGGGTATTTATATGCTTAACGCTCAGGAGGATTGGGAAATACCTGAATCCAAACTACAAATGACATATAAGCCAACAGGACAGGTTATTTTATTCAAGGGTGCTGATAACCCAAAGAAACTTAAATCTACAAAGGTATTTGTCGGATATGTGAAATATGTATGGTATGAAGAATGTGATGAGTTTGAATCCTACGATAAGATCAGGAATATTAATCAGTCTCTTTTGCGTGGTGGTCCTGAATATTGTGTATTCTACTCGTTTAATCCTCCTGAAAGTCAAAGAAACTGGTGTAATAAGCAAGTCCTTATCAAAAGACCAGATACTTACATAAGTCATACTACTTATCTTCAGGCGCCGAGAGAGTGGCTTGGCGAGCAGTTTCTTATTGAAGCGGAGCATTTAAAGGTTATCAATGAAGAAAAGTACAATCATGATTATCTTGGAGAAGTTACGGGCACTGGCGGTGAAGTGTTCACTAATCTTGATATTAGAGAAATCAGTGATGATGAGATTGCAGTATTTGATCGTTTGAAGAACGGACTTGATTTTGGTTATGCCGGTGATCCATTAGCTTATTTAAAAATGAATTATGACAAGACGAGAAGACGTCTTTTTATTTTTGGTGAGGTTTATGGTACACGTCTTTCAAACAAGAAAGCAGTAAAGAAAATAAAAAAACTAAATCCTTTAAACAAATTAGTTACAGCAGATAGTGCTGAACCTCGTACAATTAACGAATTCAAGTTGTTGGGATTAAATATCGTTGGTGCAAAGAAAGGGCCTGACAGTGTAGAAAACGGGATTAAATGGCTTCAGGATCTAGAACAGATAATTATAGACCCCACACGATGTCCTAACGCTGCTAGAGAGTTTAATGACTATGAAATTGAAAAGGATAGGGAGGGAAACTTAAAAGGTGAATTTCCTGATAAGAATAATCATACGATTGATGCAGCTCGTTATGGATGTGAAACAGATGTTATTAGAAATAAAGCAAGAGCAGGTAAAAACCGCTCTAAATATACAAATCAAGGAGGTAGCTGATGAAAAATTTTACAATCGATGCTAATGATTATGATGAAACAAATCTAAATAAAACGATGATTAGAGATTTAATTCGTAAGCATTCTAGCGTGGCATCTAAAATTAGAAAAAATCAACGCTATTATGATGGTAAACATAAGGTTCAAGGGCGAACTAAAAAAATAAAGGGTTCCAGTAATAATAAAGTTGTATGTAATCACGCAAAGGATATAAGCGATACTGCGACGGGTTACTTTTTAAGCTCGGCTATATCATTTTCTACAAGTGATAAGAAAATGAATATTGATAAACTTACAGACGCATTTGATTTGGCTGATGTTGACGATGTTGATCATGACAATGCGCTTGATATGAGTGTTGCAGGTGTTGCGTATGAGTATGTCTATGTTAAAGAAAATGAGACAACACCAGTATCAAAAAATCTAGAACCGGAACACACGTTTCTAGTATGCGATGATACTATTGAAGAAAATATTCTTTTTGGGGTTTATTACTATCGCTTTAAAGATGCTGTTACCGGAAAGTACAAATACAAGGCTACTGTTGGAACAGAAAATTATATCTATGAGCTGTTGCTTGAAGGAACTTATGAAAATAATGTTTATGTAGATGAAGAACCAAAAGAACATTTTTTAGGTGATGTCCCGATTATTCAGATTCTAAATAATAAAAATGGAGTTGGTGATTTTGAACAACAGATTAGTTTAATTGACGCTTACAACACGTTGATGAGTGACCGCGTAAATGACAAAGAACAGTTTGTTGAAGCGCTTCTTGTAGTTTATGGGGCTTTGATGGGCGATGATGAAGAAGAAGTCAGTGAGGTAGTTAAGATACTTAAAGAAAATGGTTTACTTGAGTTACCGCTTGATGCAAAAGCAGAATACATTGCTAGAACTTTTGATGAATCGGGAATGGAAGTATTAAGAAAAGCTATTAAAGAAGATATTTATACATTCAGCCATGTTCCTAATCTTACTGATGAAAACTTTGTTGGCAACAGTTCAGGTGTGGCAATGGAATATAAGTTACTTGGTCTTGAGATGATAACTAAAACTAAAGAGCGTTATTATAAAAAGGCACTTAAACAGCGTATAACATTGTATTGTAATTATCTTAATCTTAAAGCGATTTCGATTAATCCAACTGCAATCATTCCAACTTTTTCAAGAGGACTGCCTAAGAACTTGTTGGAGCTGTCTCAAATTATAACTAATTTAAAAGGTTTCGTATCACAGGAAACATTGTTGAATCAGCTTGATTTTGTTGAAGATGCCCAAACTGAAATTAAAAAAGTTGATGAAGAGAACGACAAAGCAGTGGAACGTCAGCAAAAAATGTTTGGTGTAGCAGATAATGTACCGTTTAACAACTCAGGGGGTGAAGATGATGAAGAAGCTGATGGGGAAGATAAAAACAAAAATAAATAAACAGCTAAAAAAGATTCTGCTCCCAATAATAAAGCTGCTTAACAAATTTATGAAGTTTCTTATTGAGGTATTAGAGTGAGTAACTACTGGCGTAATAGACAGGCTGAACATATTCAAAGAGCTATGGAAATCGCAGAAGCCTCAAGTCAGGAACTGGCAAAGCTTTATCAAAAATCCTGTTATTATTTTAATGAACAGATCCAGGGTGTTTTTGATAAATACAGGAAAAAGCATAGTTTAAGTGAGGCTGAAGCCAAGGCTCTGTTAAATGATTTAACTGATCCAACTTCATATGATCAGATGCTTAAAAGATTAAAGGCAGGAGCTAAAGGTGAGGAAAGAAAAGAACTTCTTAAAGAACTAGAAGCTCCAGCGTATCGATACAGAATCAATAAGCTTCAGGACTCACAGAAGAATCTCGATGTGATGATGAGAGAAGTCTACAAGCGTGAAAAAGAAGTCAATACACTCACGTATATTGATGTAGCATATGATTCTTATTTTAACTCAATCTATAATCTCCATGAAAGAACCAGTATAGCCTTTAGCTTTGAAAATATTGATCCAGAGGTTACCGATAAATTGCTTAATTCTAAATGGAGTGGTAAAAACTATAGCGAGCGTATCTGGGATAATACCCAGAATTTAGCAGACTCAGTCAAAGAAGAAATGCTGATGGGTGTGTTAACTGGTAAAAGTGAAAAACAGATGGCTGATACGATCGTTGAAAAGTTTGCTGTCGGTGCTTATAATTCCAGAAGACTTATTTGTACAGAGAGTGACTTTATTAGTAATGCTTTAGATATGGAAGCGTATCGAGAAGCTGATATTGAAATGGTACGTTTTTGTGCGGTGCATGATATGAAGACATCTCCAATCTGTCAAACACATGACCATTCAACTATACCGCTTGATAAAGCAGTGCAGGGGGTAAATGTTCCACCATTACATCCAAACTGCAGGTCATCAACTGAGCCGGTTATTAATAAGGCAATTGAAGCTAAGATGAAGCGTAGAGTTAGGGATCCAGTCACAGGTAAAGATAAAATTGTTAGTGCTAATCAAAACTATCAGAAATGGCTTAGAAATCAGCAAAAGGAACACGGTAAGGATACTGTTGAAATATTTAGAAAGAAAGTCTTAAATGCTAAAAAGGATCGTGAACAATTTAATCGTTATAAGAGTGTTATTGGTGGTATAGAGTTGCCGGAGACGTTCGCAAAATTTCAAGATTTGAAGTATAATGATGGTAAGGATTGGAAAGACTTGAAATTATTATACAAAGCGACAAATAACGGATGGATACTGCATAAACATCTTGATTATGTATGGCAAGGTGAGCAGGGATTTATCCCAACAGGGGCAGCTTTAATGAATACACATATTATCGCGGGAAAAGGTAGCGATAAAACTCTTAGAGCAGCAAAAAGATTATCGGAAAAATACGGCGGGAACATTGATAATTGGTCTAAAAAAGTTGCAAAAGTTACGTCAGATAAATATATATTTGATGTTCATTGGTATGAACATGATAAGCATCAATATGAACCAAAAGTGAAATTAAGAAAGGATAGAGATTAATATGAAAACTATAATGGTTTATCAGTGTGAACTTGATAAAGAAATAAAAATGGAATTGTATGGAAAGCTTAGATATATTGGTAAGTCATTTGGTGTTGACGGTTTAACTAACAATCAAGTTTACGATTGTGTTGGCGTTGATAGCGGAATGCTTCGCATTGTTGATGACAGTGAAGAAGATTATCTTTATCCTACGGCTCGTCCTAAAGCAGCTTATGATCATGAATATGAAGGCGGAAGATGGGAAGTTGTTGAAATTTATAATGATGCATTGAGAAAGGAACTTGAGTTATATGGCTAAAGACGACAGTTATATGAAAATAACGGAGCTAATGACAAGATGGAGTTATATTTCAAGATTAGACTAATTCTATTATTAATTTGGATAGCTATATGCACAGTATATTTGATTTATAAATTTATAAAACACGTTAATTGACTTGTAGCGTGTTTTTATTTTACCTAAAAGGAGGTGGTTAGATGGCAAAACTAAAAGTTGTAAAGAATATGATCGATAAGAATACTGGTCTTTCTTACCGTGAAGGAGCCTTAATGACAGTTGCTGATCCTAAACGCATTAAGGAGTTAGTCGGAGCGGGGGTTGCAGTTGAAATCAAACAAGTGCAGAAAGAAAAATAAATTAATCATGGCGAGAGAAATCTCGCTTTTATTATGTCCAAAAACTTATGACAAAAAAAGATGGGATAGTCATACGGACTTAAAATGGAGGAATTTATGAGTAAAGATTTATTTAGAAAGTGGCCATTAGCGTATCCACTAAATCTTCAATTGTTTGCTGATGAAGATGCCGGCGGTAGTGATAATCAAGATACTTCAGGCAAAGAAGATGGTAAAAATGATGAAAGCCAAGAACAAACCAAGACTTTTACTCAGGATGAAGTCGATAATATTATTAAAGGTCGATTAGCTAAAGAGCGTAAGTCGTGGGAAAAACAGCTTGTTGATCAACAGACAGAGGCCGAGAAATTGGCCAGCATGAGTGAAAAAGAGAAAAAGCAGTATCAGGAGCAAAAACGTGCTAAGGATCTGGAAACTAGAGAAGCAGCAATTACTCGTAGAGAATTGATTGCCCAAGCTAAAGAACAGTTGGCGGATAAAGGGCTTCCTATTACGTTGGCCGAAATTTTAAATTTTACTGATGCTGAGAGCTGCAACAAATCGATTGAAACAGTAGAAAAAGCATTTCAATCAGCAGTAGAAAAAGCAGTAGAGGACCGTATCAAAGGCGGTAAGCCGATTAAAAAAGCAACTGATGATAAAACAACAGATGCTGAACTTATTTATAAAAATATGATGGGCAAATAGAAAGGATGATTAATTTATGCCAATTAACACATTAGCAACAGCTACTTTATTTCAACAGACATTAGATTTAGTAGCACAACAGGAAGCATTGACAGGATGGATGGAAGCAAATGCCGGTCAGGTAAGATACAGCGGAGGTGCTGAGGTAAAGATTCCTAAAATTGCATTACAGGGGTTAGGAGCCTATGATCGTGATAACGGTTATCAACAGGGTGCAATTAACTTGTCTTATGAAACAAGAACAATGACTCAAGATCGTGGGCGTAAGTTTCAATTGGATCCTATGGATGTTGATGAAACAAACTTTGTAGCAACAGCATCTACAGTAATGGGTGAATTCCAAAGAATGTGGGTAGTACCGGAAATCGATGCATATCGTTTATCAAAATTGATTACAACTGCAATTACTAAAGGAACTATGGTTGAATACGGGTATACACCAGAGAAAACAACAATGTTAGAGAAGGTAAAGACAGGAATTTCTAAGATTAGAGATAATGGGTATAACGGAGATTTAGTAATTCATATGACAGCAGCAGCAAAACTGCAGTTAGAGTTAGAAATGGCGGGGAAACTTACTTCTGTTACATTCTCTCAAGGTGGTATTGATACAATTGTTCCTGCAGTTGATCACGTACCAATCATTGAAACACCACAAAACAGAATGTATTCTTCAATTACAATCTATGATGGTAAAACAACAGGTCAAGAACAAGGCGGATATGTGAAAGGAACTAAAGCGTTGGAGGCAAACTTTATTATTGTTCCAAGAGCAACACCAATCGCTATTTCTAAACAGGATGTAATGAGAATCTTCGATCCATTGACAAATCAAAAAGCAAATGCATGGGCAATGGACTATCGTAGATTCCATGAATTATGGACTTTAGAGAATAAAGAAGATTCAATTTTTGTAAATATCAAAGATGCAAAACCAACTGAATAGGGGGGTGTCGATATGCGTGTTTTAAAAGAAAATGTAGAACTCATTATCGATGAAAAAGAATTTTCTAGGTTTGCAAAGCTTGGCTACAAAAGAATTGATGTATCAGAACAGTCTAATCAAGATACGGACAAAAAAGTTCCTTTATATAAAATGAAGCTGGAGGATTTAAAGAAAACTGCTGAAGAACTTGGTTTGGATAGTGACGGGCTGAATTGTGATGAACTTCGTAAAATCATTAAGGATGCTCAAGGTAATCAGTAATGACTATCGAAGAAGAGTTTAAGAAAGTAACAGGAGAAACTGACGATATATCGGTTTCTCTTTTTCTTGATAAAGCTGAGGAAACTGTTCTTGAAAAAACTAATCGCCCGTCATTGGTGAAAGAACTTGAACATTTCAAGTTTGATCTTGCAGTTGCGAGATATGAACGAGATGGTGAATCCGGGGAGTCAAGTCATAGCGAGGGCGGAGTAAACCGCAGCTATCGCAGTGAAGATGAGATACTTTCGGGTATCGATAAATATAGGCTTAGTGCTGTTGCTAGGAGGCGATTAAATGCTAAGAAGAAAGATGAAGAAATTCAAACTTAGAAAATATATCGTAAAAAAAGATACTGAACGTAATACAGCTTTAGAATATCTTGATCCTGTTGGAGGTGAAGCGGTAATCTGGCCAGCTGGTGGAAAAGTACAAGCGGAACTTTATGGGCTAAGACTAGCCTATATGCTTAACATGAATTATTATGGTGATTTAAATATAAGTGAAAATGATGCCATATGTATAAATATTGATGAGCCGGAATATAAGGTGGTTTCAATTAAGAGCTATCCCAAATTTAAATTCATTGAGTTGGAAAAATTAAGATGACATTTCAAAATGCGGATAAACTCATAAAAAAGCTTAATTTAATGTCTAATGAAGTTCAGGGTGAAATCTTAAAGAAATCAGTAAAGCGAGGTGGTCTACTTGTACAAAAGCAGGCACGTCTTTTGGTTAATTCTAAGAGCGGTAATTTAGGTAGGTCAATCAAGGAAAGAACAGAACAGAGGCCTAGTGGAGCAAGCAGTACTATTTACACTAATCTTGATTATGGCATTTACTATGAGCTTGGAACAGGTCCCAATGGTCAGGAAAACCATGCGGGTATTTCTCCAAATGTTAATCCTAAATATTCACAAACTGGATGGATGATACCTGCTGATGCTATGAGTGTTGATGATGCTGAGTATTATGGCTTGGGTGTTGTAGAAAGCGGTGGTGAAGTTATCGGATACCGTACTAATGGTATGCCGGCACGGCCGTATCTCTATCCAGCGCTGCATGATCAGAAAAAAGATATTACTAAAGAGATGAATAGATATATTGGAAAGGAAATAGTCAAGGTGATGAAAAAATGATCAATATTAAAGATAAGATAGTTGAGCAGCTTGAAAAAGTTGTTGATAATCTGAGCGATACGTATCCTCAGGATTTCACAAATTTTCCAGCAGTCAGCTACTGCGAGGAAGAGAACTGTGTTTATGAAGTTACCGATGAAGGTGAAGCTTCATCACTAATTTGCATTAGGATTGATATCTGGAGCAATAAGAGTACTTCATCGACTGCAGTTGATATTGATAAGGTTATTGCTGAATTTGGTTTTAAACGTATTTCATGTTCAGATATTGGCGAGCCTTCGGGCATGAAGCATAAACTTATGAGATATGAAGCGATTGTAGATACAAATAAAATTTTTGCGTATCATAAAAATTAATGAAAGAGAGGTATTTATATGTTAGCAAATGGAGCAACTTTAGAGTATAAGAAAAAATCTGCTACTGAAAGTACTTATACAAAATTAAAAGGATTAAAAGAAATTCCTGAAATGGGTGTTGATCCTGAAAAAGTAGAGAATACAGATCTTGATGATACCGTTAAACAGTATGAAATGGGTATCGGTGATGCAGGTGATATCACCTATAAATTTAAATATGAAAATACATCAACAGACAGTCCATATCGTTTGATGAGAGCTTTGGAGGAGAGTGGGGAGATCGCTACTTTTAAAGAAACATTAAAGGATGGAACTACAACTGAATTTGATGGTCAGGTTTCTGTTAAAAGAACTGGCGGTGGAGTTAATGGTGTTATTGAGTTTAACTTAAACATTGCACTTCAAAGTAAATTGACAATCACTGACCCAGAAATTGCATAAGGAGGCAGCTATGGAAGAAAATAAAAGAATCCCATGGGCTACGTGGGAAGTCGATGGAGTTGAGTATAAATTAAAACTCACAACAAGTGTAATTACTAAACTTGAAGAACAGTTTAAGACTAATCTTGTTAACGTCCTGGATAATGGTGTTCCAGCGTTAAAGATTATGCTTACAATTACACATGGTGCTATGCAAAAATTTCACCACGGTATCAAATATAAGGATGTAGAAGAAATGTTTGAAAAATATGTGGATGAGGGAGGATCACAAACTGCATTCATGACAGATGTGTTTTTCCCGATTTATCAAGCGTCGGGTTTTTTCTCTGGTTCAATGGCAGAAATGATGAGCGAGAAATTGGACGAAGCCAAAGAACAACTGTAACTAATATATCAGACTTAATAAATGGGATTTACCCAAATGCAGTTGACTGCGGGATAGATCCTTTTTATTTTTGGGAACTAAGTTTAGATGAAATCAAGGATATTATTGATTCTTTTAATCGAAAAGAGATAATGAAACAAAAACAACGGGCTATAGATAACTCTATTCTGGCTGACCAAATCATCAGAGGAATTGGATTATTATTTTCTCAAAAAGAAGACAATGTTGAAATTAAGCAAATATGGGATTACTATCCTGACTTATTTAAGGAAGAAAAGAAAAAAGCAGAGGAGCAAAAAGAAATAAACGAATTAGAGGAATTTAAAGAAAAAAGAAAAAGGTTCGCTTATAACCATAATAAACAGATTGGGGCTGATGACTAAGGACAGTAGAAGAATTAAAAGTAATAATCAACGCTGAAACAAAGCAGTTTAGAGATGAACTTGCAAAAGTTCAAACTCAAATGAAGTCAGCTACCCAGAATGTTACTGCGCAGACATCTAAAATCAAATCAGCTATATCAGGTATAAAATCAGCACTTGTAGGATTAGCGGTTGGAACTGGACTGTTAAAACTTGGTAAAGAGGCTTTACAGGTTGCAAGTGATCTTACTGAAGTGCAGAACGTTGTAGATGTAGCGTTTGGCTCCATGGCGTGGAAAGCTGAAAAGTTTTCTAAATCAGCACTTGAAGCATTTGGGATGAGCGAGTTAAGCGCCAAAAAAACATCGGGCACTTACATGACTATGGCTAAAAGTGCCGGTATAAATGAAAACGCAGCCAGTGATATGGCGGTCACTTTAGCAGGTTTAACAGGTGATGTTGCATCATTTTATAACATATCTCAAGATCTTGCTGATGTGCGTTTAAAATCTGTTTTTACAGGTGAGACAGAAACTTTAAAAGAGCTAGGTGTTGTAATGACTCAAACAAATCTCCAGGCTTATGCATTGTCACAAGGTATTAATAAAAATATAAGTGATATGAATCAGGCAGAACAAACAACTTTAAGATATAACTTTGTTTTGGATAGATTAGCCTTTGTTCAAGGCGATTTCGCAAGAACAAGCAGCAGCTGGGCTAATCAAATTCGTATCCTTCAGGAACGATTTAAACAGCTTTTGGGGATTATCGGAAACGGCTTGATTGCCGCATTAACGCCTGTAGTACAGTTTTTGAATATGATTATTGGAAAACTGATTACATTTGCGAATGTTGTAAGTGCAGTTTTTGGTAGGTTATTTGGCAAGAAGTCGGCAGGACAGCAGGCATCGAATGGTTTTACTTCTGCTAGTAACGCTGCAAAAACAGCAACAGCTTCTACAGGTGGACTAAATAATGCATTAAAGGGTACAGAAGGTCAAGCCAAGAAAACGGCTAAGGCGTTAGGTTCATTGGCCGGGTTTGATGAATTAAATACAATCAGTGCGAGTGATTCTAGTTCTGGTAGTGGTGGCTCTGGCGCTGGTACCGGAGGTGGCGGATATGCCATTGATCCAATCGACTGGGGCAGTGCGTTTGAGGAGCCGGATACGAGCGGTATTGAGGCTACTGTTGATAAGGTGATGGTCTATGTCAATAGGCTTAAAGAGTTTCTCAAGACCAATGCTCCTGTCATTACAAGTCTGTTATCTGGAGTTTTAGCGGGCTTTGTTGCTTTTGAGGTGATCAAAAATTGGGCCGCATTAACGGGCCCAATAAAAAATTTATTTACTAATATAGGTGCATTATTTGCTTTATTCAAGGATGTTGGGGTAATTGAAACATTGAGTGTTATGCTTACCGGATTAAATACTCCAATGCTTGCAATTGTAGGTGTTATTACAGCTGTAACCGCAGCACTTGTTTATTTATATCAGACTAGTGAGTCTTTTAGAAATCTTGTGAATGATGCGGTAGGTGCTTTATTAGGAATACTTCAGAATTTTTATACAAGCTGCCTTTTACTAATTTTTGATACGCTGGTAATGCTTTTTAATACAGTGCTGCTCCCATTGGGGAATTTATTAACAGATGTATTTTTAACAGTAGTAGAAGCTATAGCAAGCATTGCTTTAGCATTTTGGACTAACATTCTTGCCCCGATTGCGGATTTTCTTGTCAGTGTTTTAGGAATAGCAATACAAGCTGTGTGCGATATTCTTCAGGGATGGATGCCGGCTATTAATACTGTTATTGAAACTTTATCAAAGTTATGGAATACAATGCTAAAACCTATTGTCGAATTTATAAAGACAGCGTTTATTGCGATATTTGAAATTGCTGGCTCTGTTATTAAAACCGTTGCCGATATTATTCTTGGTGCATTTCAAGTGGTAGCTGATTTCTTTGTTGGAATCTTTACACTAAATATGAGTGATACATGGGAGAAGGTTTGTAAGATATTTAGCAATGCATGGAATAGTATCTGTGAAACATTTGCGCCTTTAGGTGAATGGTTTGGGCAGCAGTGGGAAAATGTTAAAACTGCATTTTCTGATGTTGCGGAATGGTTTGGAACTATATTCGATCATGCATGGGACAATATATGCGGTGCTTTCAGCAGAACTGGGGAGTTTTTTAAAGGCGTATGGAACAATATTACTGATGCATTTGGAAATATTGTGGACTGGTTCAAGGGCAAATTCAGCGATGCATGGACAACAGTTAAAAATGTATTTAGTACAGGAGGTGCTGTATTTGATGGTATCAAAGACGGTATTCTAAATGGCTTAAAGGCTGTTGTAAATGCAATTATTAAAGGAATCAATAAAGTAATTAAAATTCCATTCGATGGTATAAACAGTTCATTAAAATCAATAAAAAAAGTAAGTATTTTAGGACTTAAACCTTTTGACTGGATTAGCACGATAAGCGTACCACAAATTCCTTTGCTAGCTGAAGGAACAGTGGTAAACAAACCAACTTTAGGTATTTTTGGTGAGGCAGGTACTGAGGCTGTAATTCCATTGAAACGTAATACCCAGGGACTTGATCTGATTGCTGAAAAATTAGCAGATAGATTATCTTTTGATGGGGATAGTGGAAATGGAGCAACTTATGTCATTAATTTTGTTTTGGAAAATGGGAAGGTACTGACCAAGATGGTAATTGATAATATTAAAGAATATGAGGTACAAACTGGTAAACCAGTGTTTGATTATTAAGAGGAGGGTGTATATGGCAAATGAAGCATTGATTAAAGTGAATGGTGTAGCTTTGTCTACACCTTCTGATATTAAAGTTGAAATTCAGGATTTGGACGGTGAAAGTGTTAGACCAGTGGCTACAGGTGTTCTAAGAAGAAATAGAATTAGATCAAATATGTTAAAAGTCACATTGACATGGAACATAACACCAACAATCGACATCATGAATATTCTCAATGCGGTAACTCCTGCTGAGTTTGACGCAGAACTATTTATTCCAACTCATGGAATCCGTGCCACTAGAAAAATGTATGCGGGAAACAAAAGTTATAATTACATTAGGACGAAAGAGGGACTTAAAGCTAAGTCCTTTTCTTTTGCATTGATTGAGGTGTAGTCATGCTAATTAAATACGGAAACTTAGATGTGACAAGTCGACTGCTTGACTATAAGATTTCAAGTTCTTTTGCGGAGGGTTATCTTATTGGTAATGTTCCAACAATCCAGCTGAATCTTAAGTTTGATAACTATGATGGAATTCTCGATAATCTTGATACTGAAGTGTATTGGGAAATTCAAGAAACTAATGCTTCAGATAAAAGATATTTTAAGATATATGATCAACCCGAAAAGTATACTAAATCGTTGAGCCTAAAACTGTATGACAATAACTATTCTCTAGATATTGCGTATGATACAAAACTTACATATCCAGTACAAATAAAAGACCAGTTGGATGAAATAGAAAGTCTAACTGGTTTTTCTATAATCAGAACTAACATTCCTGATTATGTATTGAATAAAGAAGTTGCGTGGTATGACAATACAATTGTTATAAGAAGTTATCTAGGCTGGATAGCTGAACTTTGCGGGGCTAACGTGTTTGCAAAGGAAATTAATTCGCTTGAATTTGTAAAAGTTACAAAGGATGTATTTGCAAACACAGATACCTTAACAAATTATGAAAAGAATGAAGTTTATAAAGTGACTCGTATATATGCAGAGAATGGATTGAATCCACTTGAAGCAGGTAATGAAACAGGAAATACGATGTTTCTTAATGCAAATAATCTTTATCTCGATGAACAATTGATTGTAGATTCTCTATACGAACAGTTCGATGGTTTAACATTCTATTCAGTAAAATCTGTAAAGATGATTTCTATTGATAATTTATTACCAGGTAAATTGATTAATTATAATGATGAATTCAATTTTATGGTAATTGATTTATCAAATACATTTAAGGGTGGAAATTTTCTATTATCTGATATAGATGGAACCGTAACTACCAAAAATGAAGAACGTGTTATCAAGAGAATAAACAATACAACACGCATACGAAAGCTGCAGATAACGCAAGATCAGGAATCACTTAAACTGGATGTCATCGCAAAAGAGCAAGAAGGGCTTAATGAAAAAGTCGGGCAGCTTACAATTACTAATGAAGAAATTAACACTAAGATAGAAGAAATCAATACTAAGATAGAGGATATTGATACTTCTTTATATAGAGCTTTTATGATATCAGATGCAACTGTTTTAAATGAACAAAATAAATCAATTGTCCTGTCTTGTCAAGTTGTTAACGGGACTACTGATATTACACCTGACCAGACTGATATACAGTTTCAATGGTATAAAAATGAAGAAAAATTTAAAACTGGCAAATCAGTGACATTGACAGGCAATGATATTGATGTAAGTGCTAATTTTAAGTGTATAGTTTCTATAAGCGGAATTGAATTAGATACAGGAAGTGTAACTATAACTGATAATAATGACATTGCTAATTTAGGCAACAGTTTTCTTGATGTTACCGGTTCACAGTTAGTACAGATTTTAAATACTGACGGAACTTATAGCCCTAACTGGGAAATTAACAATATTACGATTACTCCAGCAGTTTTAGATGGATTATTAAATGTGGATTTAAGTAATTGTGATATTGTCTTTAAAAAGATAATCAACAGTTCAGAAACTGGACTTACGAATGGTGAGAATGTTAGCAATGGAATATTGAATGTAAGTAAAAATATTATGACCAAGGCTAATCCGGCGGTTACATATGTCTGTTATGTATCGTATAAAAACACAAGTATTAAACTGTTTACGTCATTTAGTTTAAATGTACTGGGTAAGGATGGGGCTGACGGTAGTGATGGAAAAGATGGAGCAGTGGGACCGCAAGGTCCAACTGGGGATGATGGTGTTAGTGTGATTAGTATCACACCTTACTTTGCAGTTAATGCCAGCAGTACGACACCACCTGACAGCGGATGGATAACTGCTCAACCGGTTAGAGCAAATGGGCAGTATCTATGGCGCAAAGATACGACAAAATTTAGTAATAATACTACCTCAACAACAATTCCATTCGTCATTACCGGAGATAAAGGCGATACTGGTCCACAAGGGCTTCAGGGACTTCAGGGTCCACAAGGTAATCAGGGAATTCAAGGACCGGCTGGACCTAAAGGAAATGATGGTTCTAGTGGAAAGACTTCGTATTTTCACATTAAATACAGCAGTGTTGCCAGTCCGACAAGCTCTAGTCAAATGACGGAAACTCCGTCGGTTTATATTGGTACTTATGTTGATTACACTGAAACCGACAGTACAGATCCAACAAAATATACATGGGCGAGATTTCAGGGAATTCAGGGAGCTCAGGGGACACAAGGAATACCGGGAACTAATGGTGTAGATGGCAAGACTTCTTATCTCCATATAAAATATTCTAATGATGGCGGGAAGTCGTTTACTGCAAACAGTGGGGAGACAGCAGGTGATTATATTGGACAGTGTGTAGACTTTAATTCTAATGATCCTACAAATGTTGACAGTTACACATGGTCTAAAATCAAAGGTGAACAAGGACCTCAGGGAATTAAGGGGGTTGCTGGAGCGGATGGAGTAAGTTCTTATTTCCATATAAGATACTCTCAAAATGCTAATGGTAACCCGATGACTGACAGTGCTGAGAATGCTGTTTATATTGGTACATGCTCAACAACATCAAATACAGCTCCGAGCTCATATGTTTCATATAAATGGAGCAAGATCAAAGGAGATACTGGAAGCAAAGGAGAACAAGGCATTCAGGGACCGAAGGGAAGCGATGGACAAACTTCGTATCTACATATTAAGTACAGTGATGACGGAAAAACTTTTACCTCAAATAATGGAGAAACACCAGGTAAATATATTGGAACATATGTGGATTTTTCTGAAGCTGACAGTACAGTTTTTAATAAATACTCATGGGTTAAAATAGAAGGACCACAGGGCGTACAGGGACCTAAAGGAGTAGATGGGAAGCAGTATTATACATGGCTTAAATATGCGGATACACCTACAAGTGGTATGAGTGACAGCCCAACTGGAAAAGCATATATTGGTTTAGCGTATAATAAGACCACTGCAACAGAAAGCAGTAATTATTCAGATTATACATGGTCTTTAATCAAAGGTGAGAAAGGTGATACTGGTATTCAGGGACCAAAGGGTACAGATGGTAAAACAACCTATACATGGGTTAAGTATGCAACAAGTGCCAGTGGTGCTAATATGTCTGATGATCCATCGGGTAAAACATACATATGTTTAGCTTACAACAAGACAACCCTTACGGAATCAACTTCAGCCAGTGATTATACATGGAGTTTGATTAAAGGTGATAAGGGTGACAAAGGTGACGATGGTACGGTTCATAGTGCTACTGCACCTAGTGATAAAACTAAGTTATGGTTTGATACAACTGATAATCTTCTAAAATACTGGAACGGTACTACATGGGAAGTGACTAATGATTTTGCTGGTGATATCAATGATATGAAGCAGAATATTACCACTGAATATACTTCTGCGATCAACCAGCTTAAAGAATCGCTGACTACACTGGTTGAAAAACTACAGACTACCACTACTGACAATTCAACTTTGATAGAGCAGTTATCATCACAGATTGTTCAAAATTCTAGTTCTATATCACTGGTTACAAACAGTATTAAAAGTATTACCGACAATATAAGTGGTCTGGCTACGAAGGAAGAAATTTCACAGTGGGCTAGATTTCAGGATGGTGTATTAGAACTAGGTGCAAGCAATAGTCCCTTTGCTGTTAAATTATCTAATACGGAATTAGGATTCTATCAAAATGGAAGCAGAATAGCATATCTGTCAAACCAACAGCTTAACATTGAATATGCCATTGTAATGACAAAATTAAATATCGGAACATTCAGCTGGAATTATGATGCTACTGATGGTCTGACATTAACTTAGGAGGTGTGTGAATGGCAACTTTTGGAACAAGTAATAAATATATCGTATATTCCTTGAATTCACAAGAATTACAAATCGATATAGACAATAACCGCTCATTAGTCCGTGTATGGGTTGATGCGTGGCGTACTAATACAGGTTATACTACTTATGGTAGCGGTACGGTATATTGCGGAATCAACGGTACGGTATATACAGCTGGAATCACAAGCTCGCAAAAAATAACTTCCTCAGCTATTCGTTTAGGTACATGGGATGTTTGGATTCCACATGATGGTGATGGGTCAAAGACAATCTGGGTAAGCGCACGAATAGATCACAGCCAATTCACAGCATCAGATCAGGGCTATAATCATACTTTATCTACTATTCCTAGAGCAAGTGATGCAAGTATTAGCTATAGCGGATATATTGGTGATAATCTGACTGTTAATATAAGCAGAAAATCAAGTTCATTTACTCATTCTGTATATCATGATTTTGTGGCCGGAACATGGACACAAGTGGCGACTAATGTAGGAACAAGCTACACTTTTCAAACTCCTTTGGAATGGCTGAATAGAATCCCAAATTCAGCAGGGAGTGCTGGACGTATTCTTGTTAGGACGTGGAACGGTGGATCTATTGTAGGTGATAAAATATATAATTTTAATGCAAATGCAAAGAACACTGTGGTACCGACTTTTACAAGTGTAACAGCAAGTGCAGTAAATCCATTTGGGTCACTCTATCTGCAAGGAAAATCAAGTATTAAATTAACAATTAACGGGGCATCAGGAGTATATGGAAGTACTATTAAAACTTACAGTATTAGTGGTGGAGATTACAGTTATAGTGGTGATAAAAATACATATACCACCGGTGTGGTTGATAAAAGCGGTGATATAACATTCACTGCAACGATTACTGACAGTCGAGGAAGAACAGCAAGTAAAACGGTTAAAGTCACGGTTACTGCCTATACATTGCCGACATTAACGTTTGAAACATACAGATGCGACAGTTCGGGAACTAAAGATATAATCAAGGGTACTTACATTTATGTTAAGCCTACATTTACTTATTGTATTATAACAGGGAATGCAATAAAAACTAAAAGTATAAAAATCAACAATACAAGTAAATCAACTGCGTTTAACAGTGGACAAGGATATGTATTTGGGACATATCCGCTACGCTCAACACACGAGGTAGAAGTATCAATAACAGACAATGTAGGAAATACAGTTTCAGTAACACATGAAATAGGTATTGGTAAAGTTATATTCAATGCTCCGCCACACAAAAACGGTGTCGGTTGGGGGCGTTATTGTGATAAAGATGGTGAGTTTCAAATTGGTTATGATTTAAATGTATATGGAAGATTTTTAATCGACGATGTAGAACAGCCCGTCTTTGAACTGGTTGAAACTGTTGATTTAGAAATATAGGAGGAATGAAAAAATGTTGATAAAATCAATTAAATCTCGAAAATTCGGGG